GAGCAGTCTGAACAGGTGCCAGATTACTACCTGACGCAAGTGCAGTGGTACATGGGTATTACAGGCGCATCAATGTGTGGCCTAGGTGTTCTGATCGGTGGTCAGAAGTTCCGCAGCTATCAGGTGGCATTCGATCCGGAGCTGTTTGAAATGCTTACAGAAGAGTGCTCCAAGTTCTGGCATGAGCATGTGCAAAACGATGTGCCGCCTGCGCCAACTACGTTTGATGATGTGCTGCATCGCTGGTCCACACACAATCCCGACCAGGCTGTTCAGGCAGATGATGAGCTTGCCAATCTGGTTGCTGAATACAAGAACTTAAATAAGACCATCAAAGAAGCTGGCACTGAACTGGATGATTTGAAGCTGCAAATCTGCACCCGTATGGAAGATGCAGAAATGATCATAGCTGAGGATAAACGCCTCGCAACATTCAAATATCAGGAACGTAACACACTGGACAGCAAGGCTCTGAAAGCAGCCCATCCAGACATCTACGAGCAATTTGTAAAGACTTCAAGCACCCGCGTGCTGCGCATTAATTAAGATTTATAGGTAAAAGAATATGAACTCAATTGTTAAATCAAACCCGAACACAGCTGTAAATTTTTTAACTCCTAACAGTCTGCAGGAAGCTATGCAAATTGCTGAAATTCTTGCCGGTTCTGACATCGTGCCTAAAGACTATCAACGTAAGCCAGGCAATATTCTTGTTGCCATGCAATGGGGTGCTGAGATTGGTTTGCAGCCACTTCAAGCAATGCAAAACATTGCGGTGATCAATGGCCGTCCTTCTATTTGGGGTGACGCAATGCTCGCCCTTGTGCGTGGATCTGGCTTGCTTGACTTCATTCGTGAAGAACTTTCCGAAGACGGCCAAAAGGCTATCTGTACTGTGAAGCGTAAAGGTGAAGAACCTGCTGTATCCGAATTCAGCATGGAAGATGCGAAACGTGCTGGTCTATCCGGCAAGCAAGGCCCATGGACACAGTATCCAAAACGCATGATGAAGTTGCGTGCTCGTTCTTATGCCCTTCGCGATGTATTCCCAGATGTGTTGAAAGGTATGGCGATTGCCGAGGAAGAACAGGATAAAGAAATCGATATAACACCAGCTGGCGCACCTGGAACAGAAACCAAGCCGAATACAGGCGCATCTGCTCTGAAAAGCCGCCTGAAAAAGAAAAATGATGCTGTTGATTCTTCAGCTAAAGAGCTGGATCTGAGTGTGTATTACATCAACATCAAGGATGCACGCACATTAAACCAGCTTGAAAAAGTGGGTGAAGAAATTGCAGCACTAAACCTTGGCGAACCAGCCAAGTCTGAAATTGGCGAAGTATTTAAAGAGAAACGCCGTCAATTGAAGGAGCAAGTGAAATTGCTTGTTCAGTCGATTATTGACCAGATCAATGATGCTTCAGACATGAATGCTCTTAACCAGATTATGGAAAACGAATTTGAGCCAGCATCAGGTGAGATGACTGATGAGCAGATCGCACAAATTAATTCTGCTTATGAAGCTCAAGAAGCTGCACTTACACCATAAGGATTGTGATTGCACCCCTCTTCGGGGTGCATCTGGAGTACATAAGCATGATTTTCAAAATTAAAAAGAAACATGAAGCTGGTTTCAAACTTTGGCTGGAAAAGTTGGGTTATACGAAGAAAGAACTAGCAGATGGTAGCGCTACTTTTTCAGGCAAAGGCACACGTAAAGCACTGAGCTATGTGTTTTTAAAGAACGATTTAACAGGCAATGCAGCATGCCAGATGCTATTTGGTAAATATGAAATGCATCTGCGCTGCCCGAATGTTTCGAATGAAACCAGCGAAAACTTAGCAAAAATTGTGGCTAATCAGATTATGAAGGTGGCGTGATGACTGAATTAACTCAACAAAAATTAGAGGAACTAGAAAAAGAGTTCCAAAAGTTTAAAGACAACCTGGTTAATACCCAAAGTGAAAAGCTTAAAAGCACTGTCGCATTTTTGGATAAACATACTCCAAACCCTGCTTTTCAATACTGGGCTCTCATGATGCTAAATCGCGAAGACATGCTTCAGCATACTCAAAATTTAGCATTCCGCATCACTGCCCTTGAGGATGAAATCAATTGGTTGAAAGGCTGTGGTTATGAGGTAATTCAAGAGCGTGATGAATTGCTTAACTGGGTAAAAGAAAATGCACCTGAGTTTAAGTCAAATCTGAAATGGGTTGTTGGTATTCCAGATGAACCTGATTCAGCACCTAACTACTACCCTGCTGAAAGCAAAGAAATCGCTCAACGTGCTGTACGTCGTTATAAAAATATGATGTCGAATCGTTTTTTTAAAAATCCTGATTTGGCTGAAGAGATAAACGGTTCAATCCACATTTCTTTATGGCATGGCACGGATGAAGAATTTGAAGCATTAAAGGCTGAGGTTTTCCACAACGAGGATTGGTTTAAACAACCAATGTGCAATTGCCGATCTGCTGAAGAGATTCAAGAGGCTTTTCGTGATAAGGACATCGTTCACTGCTTCAATGGTGAAAAAGAGCTTATCACCGACAGCATTGATGAAGCTAAGCGCTTTTATGAGGTGGCGTGATGGATAGTACTAATCAAGTAGTTAAGCCAACTCCCTATGACGATGCTCAGTTTCTCTGGTGCACCAAATGGTGTGAAGAAAAAGGTTTAAGCCCATACGATGCTAAAAACTGGGCTGATGCGAAATTTGAATATTTAAAACTGCAGGAGAAAAACAG